ACTGAATTGTCACCGACTTAACGCCCCCCGTTCATGCGTTCATTGCTACATACTCGTTTGGTAGGTCTGAGGAGCTTGTGGAATGTCGTAGAGGCGTTTATATTGGACGCCGAGGTAACGGAAGGCAGAAGAGAATGAGTTTAACCCCAGCGCAAGATCAGATTGAATTACGAAAGAAAAAAGAAGACGTTGAGTTATGCGGAAAGAATCGTGGCCCACATGATTACATTCCTATTCAGTGGAGTACGACGGGAAATGTAAAAGTGGTAACGCGTTTATTCTGTCGTGTATGTTTCTGTAATGTAGCGATAAGTAATTTGATTGATAACTATCCTGAAGTTAAGATTTGAATGCTAAAAATTTCTGAACGGACAGGTCATGAGTGGCCGCTCCTAGTGAAGTGTTATAGTGAGCTTTGTAAAAATTCCATAGCGCATCAGTTTCAGTCGTATTCGGCAAAGCCTCAGATACCCGCGCATAATGCAACCGGCACATTGCTGTCGCAAATCGAAGATCATAAACAAGACGTCCCTCATTTGGTATCCGATTACAGTTAAAGTTAGTCGTCATTAGCAACATTAGTTTATGGTTATTATTAATATAGTTTTGCCACAGATCGTTATAGGTTGCTGGTTCCATCTGATATATGCCGAGCGCTGGGCCATTTAGTTGTTTTAAATACGTACCACCGTTTGATTCGGTAGCGCATGTAAAAATCATTAACTCAACTGCGACATCAGACAGCATCATTAAATCAGTAAGTGCTGGCTTCACGATTAGCTCTCTGAGTTGCGCACAATTCATCATGGACATTGCAATCCTGGTATAATAGTTTATTATTAATACAATTGTATCAGGAATATGATAAACATGTCACGAACTGCTCAAGATATTTACTTACAGATAAAAGCAGGAAAGACGAAATACATTGAAGAAGTACACTGTCCAAAGTTATTAGAGGTCATGTGTTCGTCGGGAAGAATTACTGACTTTTGCGCTCAAATATTAATCAGCGATACCACTTTTTATACATGGTGTAGAGAACATGAGCTACTGAGAGAAATATATGCAGTAAGCAAGATATTTGCCAGGGAGCTATGGGAGAAGGAAGGCGAGGAGTTAAAAACTAAGACGTGTATGCCTGGCGTTATAGATCATGAGTTTGATCATTGGCGCATGATAGGTTGGTCTCGTTTTGGCATTAGTAAGAATTCTCGCATCAAATTAAACCTCGACCCTAACGGCAATCCTAGTCAGCATTATAGCCAACTGTTAAAGCAAGCATCCGAAGGTGAGTTTACTGCTGCTGAGATAAAGCAGTTGATGGAAGCGGTTAATGTAGGCTTAAGCACGCATCAGGTTATTGAGTTACAAAAAGAGATAGACCAGCTAAGATTAGATTTAGCGGTCATGGCGGATAATGCTAATGGCAACAATTCAAGCACAAATAAGGGAATTGCGCAAAAGGATTAAAATCCCTTGGCGAATCGTTTATGTTGATAGAGTGATAGAGTCGGAAGAATTCGAGCCAAAGACAATCTACGTTCACATTTGGATTTAGGGAGAGAAAGCATGAGTTGGCACTGGAAAGACTGGTTATCGGCGGGCACAACAAGACTTTGGGATAAAGCAACAGATTTAGGTCATGAGTTAACTGGCATTCCGACGGCAGATGAAAGACGCAATCAGGCTAAGGACGTGAGCGATCAAGTTAATGCATATAAAGCTCAGACAGAATTAACTCGCAATGAATTAGCGGCCAAGGCAAATGAAGTTGATGCGGCTAAGCGTCAAGTCGAAGAAAAGCAGATCAGGGCGTTAAGAGGAAACTATCGCGGTCAAAGCCTCTTAGGTGATCAATCAAATAATCAAAATGGTATGTCTGACAAGTTAGGTGGCTAAGCATGGATACAACACAAGGAATGCCGCCGGTGCCTATGCCTGGCAATTCATTATTGGAAGTTTTACGGAAACGCTATAACGCTGCAAAGTATGTCGCTGATTTGTGGATTCCAATCATGCAGGCGTCATTCTTTTATTGTGTGCCATTTAGGAATAGATTTTATCTTCCTGGCAAAGAGTTTCAAGGTACGATTCAAAACACGAGAGTCTACGATACAACTGCTGTCGATGGTGTTTCGACATTCGTATCAAAGCTTCATGACACGATGACACCGCCGCAAGTTCAGTGGGGTTTTCTAGAAGTTGATAACTCAATGGTTGATGATGATGAAAACCCTGAGAATATTAAGTTACTTGAAACCGCTCAGATGGTATTGAATAAATATATGCGTCGTCTTTTCTCATATATTCACGCATCAAACTTCGATGTAGTTATTAACGAATGTTATTATGATTTGAGCATTGGCACAGCGGCGCTTGTCATTAATCAGCATACAGATGAGAATCCTTTTCTCTGCACATCTATCCCAATGGATAAACTTGCTATTGAGGAAGCTGTAAATGGAAACATTGAATCGTGGTATCGCACTTGGCAGAATCTAAAAATAGTTGAGTTACATACACGCTGGCCTGGCATTGTACTTAGTGCAAATCTATTGCAAATGATATCGGCTGATAATGATGCTGTCATCAGAAATGTCTATGAAGGTGTTGCATATTTTTGTAACCAGCCGAAGAAATACTGTTATGCGGTTTGGGCGGACAATGATTTATTATTAGCGCAATGGATAGATTCACCTCCTGGTATCATCTGGCGTTGGAAGAAGTGCAACAATGAAACATGGGGTCGTGGTCCAGTAATGGAAGCATTACCATCCATCATCAGTTTAAACGAGATGGCACGTGTTGAGCTTGCATCTGCTAACTTAAATACTTTCAGACCTTACATGGGATTCAGTGATGCTGTATTTAATCCTCATACTTTCCGGCTTGAGCCTTTTACTATTATACCTATCGCCCCCATTGGCTCTAATGGACAAGTGCCACTCATACCTCTCCCAAATAGCGCTGACCCTAATTTTGCTCAGCTTACTATTGCTGATTTGCGCATGCAGATACTCAAGCTATTGTTCGCCGAACAACCTCAAGATTCAAAAGGCGTTCAGCCACAAACTGCTTACGAACTCGGATTAAAACAGCAAACACTTGCCGAGAAAGTGGGGCCACTATTTAGCCGAGTGATTCAAGAATTCTCATGGCCTGTTATTAAGCGATTTGCTTATATTTTAAATAACATGGGACTGTTGTTATATCCTGAAGTGGGCGGCGTTCCCATTAAGTTTAAATACAAGTCACCACTTGCATTAGCGAAAGGTAAAGCTGATGTTGAGCGCTTAGTTCAATTCGTTCAAACTATGCAGGGTATCATGGGGCCAGAGGCGACTCAGATTTATATTAACCCTAAAACAACGCCTTATATGCTGGCTGAGTTGTTGCAAGTTGATGAGAGATTCTTGAATAAGCCAGGCGAGATTGAGAAAGTCATGCAAGCAGTTCAAGATCAGCATAGCCAGCAGCAAGTTCAGGCACAGCAAGGTCAAATGCAAAATGGCGAGCCGCCACAATCACCCGTTCAAATGCCACAACAATAAGAGGTAACAATGGATTCAGTTGAAAATAACCCGTTTTTGCAGCAAGAAGATTATTGGAAAGGCTATCAAGAAAGTATTGATAAACTTAAAAATAATCCTGAAGTTATTATGTTTGATAAGCTTTGCTATGAAGTTTTTGAAGCCTCAGAGATGGGTAAGAAGTTTCTTGAGTTTGCTAAAGATCGCTTTCTCATTCATTCACAAGTATCGCGTGGAAATGAAACATACCCTACTGACTGTTTGTGGCAGGAAGGTTTCCGTGATGCTTATAGAATGATATTGCAAAGTGTTATGTCGCATCAGCAACGCATAGCGGCGGGAGCGAAATAATATGACTGAGACTATTGTGGATAATCCTACTTGGTTTATTGATGACGGTGTTCCTGGTGTTGGCGCTCGTCCGACTTGGCTTCCTGATAAATACAAGACTGTCGCAGATTTAGCCAAGAGCAATGTTGAGCTTGAGAGGAAACTTGGTGCAACACCTGAAGAGTATGATTTTAGCAAATCGAGATATATTGACCCAGACTATGTTCCATTCCAAGAGTTGAAGCAACTCGCAAAAGACAAGCGTGTGCCTAAAGAAGTCATGGATAAGATGCTTGATTCCGTCGATAAGTACATGGATGAATTTAGCACTGACTATAACGAGGAATATAAAAAGTTAGGTGATAATGCTAGCGATAGGCTAACAACACTTGATAACTGGGCGAAGGCAAATTTATCTAAAACATCCTATGAAGCAATAACATCTAACATGCGCAATGCGGATTCAATTAAAGCACTGGAAGAACTGAGAGGGAAAATGATGTCTAATACGCCAACGGTACCAAACGGCAACAATGAAGCAGTCAATAATAGCGCAACAATAGAAGATATTAAGTTAGAGTTATCTGAGAATTTGGGCAAATATAAAACAGATATGGCTTATAGGAAAGATATATCATCTCGTCTCGAAGTGGCTGCAAAAAATACACCTGGCTTTGTTGACAAGGTGGGTGCTTAGCTGCAACAATAATAGTCAATATTATGTTAATGCCAGTCTGAAAGGACAACTTTAACGCATTGACCTCGAAAGAGACAATCAAGAAGCATGAAGCCCTTAAATACGATGGTGAAAGAAATTTCATTCAATTATTTAGGAGTTTTATGCCATGTCAACTTCCTTGACAGCAGTACAACAAATTGAGTTTGATGCACTTGTAAAAGCCGAATACCAATCCCTTGGTTTCTTATTGAGAGATACAGTACGTGTGCGCCGTGATGTCATTGGTGCGACTGTATCTTTCCGTAAGGTTAATCAAATCCAAGCAGTCCCAACAGGCTATCTGCAAACTGTTGTGATTCAAGATCCTGGTTACACCCAATACTCGGCAATCTTGCAAAAATACACAGCGCCAACCGCTGTAGATTCTGTACAAGAATTAACAGTTAACTTTGATGCTAAGATGGAAAATGCGATGATTGTCGCAAACGCCCTTGGCCGTCGTTCAGATCAAATCATCATTAACTCGTTAGCCCTTTCTCCCGGACAAACGATCGTTGATGGCGGTACGAACATGACGTATTCGAAGTACACACAAGCTATTCAATTCTTTGATAATAACGCCGTGCCATTGCCTGAAAGATTTGCTGCGATGTCTGCTAGCAACTTCCAGTCATTACTACAAGCCGATCAATTCGTCTCAACCTTTTACACACAAAATCGTGTGTTAGATAAAGGCTTTGTACGCGATTACCTTGGTATTAACTTAATCGTTATACCTAACATGGTCGAAGGCGGCCTGCCATTTGCTAGCACATCACCTAACATTCGCAAAACATTTTTCTGGCACAAGCAGTCAACTGGTATGGGTATTGGCCACGACTTCCGCACCGAAATTAACTATCTCCCACGTGAAACATCTTGGTTGATTAACGGTATTTTCAGTGCTGGCGCAATCACAATTGATAATCTCGGTATCATCGAAATCAATTGCGATGAAGGCTAAACTTTACTAATAAATTGGAGAATTTTAATCATGACTTTTACAATTGCAAACTGGGGTTGCCAACAACCCTCGCTCAATGCAGGTCAAGAAACAATCACACCATTTGGCGGCTCACCAACCGTTGAAAACACATGTAATGTTTTCACGTATGTAAGCCCTAATGATGCGGCCGCAACAATTATTGCAGCTAACTATTTCCTACCAATGTATGCCGATTTATGTGTTGGCGACATTATATGGGGAAGTGGCACAGATGCTTCTTTCGCAGTTCAAGTAACAGCGGTAAGTTCAACATCTGTCACCGTTGCAAGTATGGGTTTAACGACATCAATCGGTACAGCAAATATCGTTAACAATGCTGTGACATATGCAAAGCTTCAGCAATCTGTAGGGTCTAACACTCTGTTAGGAAACCCAACGGGTGGAGCTGCAAACTTTGAAGAAGTCACACTTGGTAATGGTTTGGACTTTGCAAGTACAGCATTAGAGTTAAAACCTTCCTACTTAAATGTTGTAGAGGTAAGTTTAACTGCTTCTCAGTTTAATGGTATGTATGCAACACCTGTATCAGTTATTGCTGCTCCTGGCGCTAACAAAGCAATTGTCGTTAACCATGCCGTATTGAACATGACGTATGGTTCTGCTCAATTTGTCGGTGGTGGTGTGGTTGGCCTTCAATATGGAAGCACTGCGCACTTAGCTGGCGCCGCTGCTTCTGCTACTGAAGCCGCAACAGACTTTACTGGCGCTTCTGCAAGCACGTTATTCCGACTTGGCGCTGGTGTATCAACAGGTGCGGCTGTAACTTCTGCTGCAAATGCTGCGGTATACATCTCTAATGCAACAGGCGCATTTACAACCGGTGACTCTACATTCAAGCTTTGGATTTGGTATGAAGTAATACCAACCAATTCTTAATACTAGAGTAAGAGGAATTACTGAATGGCTTATACTAAGACAAGCATTATATCGTTAGCGGTGCAACTTCTTGGTCATAAGCCAATCATCTCTTTGGATGACGCCGACGATCTAGTTATCTCTGCTGAACAGGCATATGATATTTTATTGCCAAGCATCTTAGGTACGGGTAATTGGCGTTTTTCAATCCAAATATCTCAACTAACAGCGTCAACCGAAGTTCCACCATTACAAACTAACTGGCAGAATATTTACCTATTACCGCCTGGGTATCTAAAAAATATCAGAATCATTCCTCAAAATTATAATTATGAAATTTATGCTAATAGTCAGATATGGTGTAATTGGGGTGTTCAATCGCCTGTATTCATGGAATATGCTTTTTTACCGGATACAGCGCAGTTAACAGCTACCTTTGTTAATTATTTTATTTATGAAATAGCTGCTATTCTTGCATTGTCAAATGCGCAAAAACCAGATTACTTTGCAGCTTTAACAGCGCAGAAAAATATTCAATGGGCTATTGCTGCGGCAGCAGACGCGCAGAATAGACCGCAGTTTGTTCAGTGGGAAATTCCAATTCTTACGAAACGAAACATTACTGGTATCATTGGCCCACAAATAGGTTAAGAGAGATGTCTAAATGGCATATGAATTATGGTCACAAGATGTATTCTCTCGCGGAGAATTATCGCCGTTTATGTACGCTCGCGCGACCGTCAATGAGTATAGTAACGGTTTAAAGCAAGCTCAGAATGTTTTAACTTATCCTATAGGTGCCGCAGGAAAACGATTCGGCACGCTTTTTCAAAGTATCTTAAATTTCACGAATCCTCAAGGAATGTACTTTCAGACATTCCAATATCTAAATCAGTGTGTATATCAATTGGTATTTTATAATTCTAATATTGATATCTACCTTGAGGGTATTTTGATTGCGAACGTTTCAACTAGCTTGAACGATACGCAAGTATTTAATATAAGCAGTACAGTATTAGGCGTTATATTTAGAGTAGCTGGAATTGGATTTAAACCCTATGATTTGACGCGATCAGCATCTTCACCTAATGGGATTACAACAACGTCGCCTACAACTATTAGTTTAACGTCGGCAATTACGGCTGGCCTGGTTGTGCCAATTACTTTTACTGCTGTAACCTCACTACCTATCACTAGCCCGCAAGTTATTTTAGGGGTGACATACTTTGCTAAAAACATTAATACTTCAGATATAGAAGTTTATGCAACAGCTCATGACGCCAAGTTTGGATTAAATAAATTTGGAATTGTTACGGGTGGCGTTTCAGCATCTGTTGTTTTTGAAAATACTTGGACATTCGCCCATTCAGTTTTTACGAATGTCCCTGTTTATGATTTTAACGGAACTATAACTTCTTATGATGCTTTAACATTCACGCCAAGCGCCGTAGTAGGCTCAGGCGTCACGATTACAGTTAGCGGGTCTGGTTATGCCCTCCTAGATTCATCATACGTAGGTGGCGCATTTATTGGCGCTGGCGGAACATCTCGCATCACGGCCGTAGCAAGTGCAACTTCCTTCACGGTGTCTGTTGAGATGCCATTCGATTCCACTGACCCAATTCAAGGAAGCCTTACTCTTTTAGCTGAGCCAGCGTGGAGTGATAAGCGTGGCTGGCCGCAAGTATGTTCCAGCTATCAGAACAGAGCATTATTCGCAAACACCCCAAGTCTGCCAAATGGATTCTATGCTAGCGTTATTAATGATTACCCAAACTTTGGCGATTTGACGAGCGATGATGATGATGCGATTAGTTGGTATCCAACATCGAATAATGTAAATTTCATCAAGTTTATTGTTCCTTATCGCAGCATCACGGTGCATACAAACACGGGTATTTACTCAAGCCCACTCTCTGATTTGGTGGCAATTACACCTAGTAATTTTACATTGCAATTACAAGATTCAACACCTGCCGACGTCTTATATCCAGTTGCTATTGATAATCAGGTTTTAGTGTTATCTGGAAATGATGCGCATCAAATGCTGTGGGATGGTATTAATAACGCTTATACATCCAACATCGTATCAATCATTAATGAACAAACAATTCGTGACCCTGTTGATGAAACGCCATTTTTAGCACTTCATCGCGCTGGTAGTAGATTTGTTTTTATTATTAATGCAAATGGATCGATGGCTATATACCAAACATTAATATCTGAGAATGTTTCAGGTTTTACAAGTGCAATAATGGAACAATCCTATGGCAATGCTGGCTTCTTACAGTCAGCAAGCAGCTCAGATGGTCGAGCATGGTTTGTTGTTCAGAGACAAATTGCGGAAGCCGCTTCGCCATTAACTATCAGCGCAATCTCTCCAGGCGCTACAGCAATGGAAGCGACAAGCGCAGCTTTCTCAACAACTCAACCGACAGCAGTTATATTTACAACATCAGGCTCACTACCGACAAGCTCTCCACAAATTACAACAGAACAATATTACTGGGTCGTTGGAATAGTCGGCGATGCTTTCAATGTGTTCGTCTTGCAAGAAGACGCGGCCGCATGGATAGCTGATGGATACCCAGCCAATCCTGAGACGGCAATATTTTGGGCGACACTTGGCTCTGATAGTCAGGTAGTGCCGTGGACACTTAACACGATATTTACGCTTGAAGAATTAACGCATGATACATTCTTAGATTGCGCTGTTTATTACAATGGCACGCCAGTAAACACTGTTGATACTGGAATATTATTTAATGCGCAAAATGTTAAGATGGTCGGCGATGGTTTTGGATTTGATGGTATCGGCGGAAACAATGGCGTCGCATTTGTGGCGCATGGTGTTTACACAGATGTTTCTGTCGCTTATATCGGCTTTCCAATTAATACCATTATGGAGCCAATGCCGCTCAGCATGTCTAACGGTTCATCTCCTAAAAATACAACACTAACAAAGCCTAAGCATATTCGCACAATAAGATTTATGTTTAATAATACAATTGGCGGAACAATTAATGGCGTTCCAATTTCACTCTTGCCGTTTAGTCTAGCCAATATTGGAGAGCCGCCATTTCCTGCACGCGGAGTTTTTGAGTTAAGTGTCATGAAAGGGTGGGATGATTTTAATAATCCAAGTTATGTTATAGAGCATAGTGAGCCATTTAATATTCAGCTTTTAGGTGTATTTTATTCAGTAGATATTTAGGAGAAAAAAATGCCATTTGCATTCTTACTTGCCATGCAAGCCGCTGGAATGATAACCGATTATATGGGTACGCAGAATCAACAGCGTATAAGCGATTACGGCGCTCAACTACAGCAAGCAGGCATTCAAGCCAATATAGAACAAACAAGACTTGAGACTGAAGACGAAAGCCTGCAAGCGCTTAAAGCGTTAAGGCAGAATCTTGGCACGCAGTCAGCTGTATTTGCAGCGCGAGGAACAAATCCAGGCGCAGGAAGTGCAGTTGTGTTTATGCAAGAAAACCTAAATAATTTTAATGCTGATGAAAGAACCCGCCGCATGAACCTGCTAGGTAAAGAGAATCAATTACGCGGTGGCGCATCTATAGCTAGTCTTAATCAGCAAAGTGAAAACTCTAAAATGTGGCAGAGTTTCTCACAACGCACAGCGAACAGATTCCCCTCCTCATTGCCAGGATGGAAACAAGGCGTTTCAGATTTAAAAGAAGGTTTTGGGCTAACATCAATTTGAGGTAATGGTTAATGGCTGAATTAGATTTTTCTCACAATGTTCCAGGCATACCAGAGGGAGCGCCATTACCTGAACCTGTTAAGCGATCAGTTGGTGCGGAGGTTATTCAGACACCTGATTATCAAAGCGCTTACAGCAACTATGCAGCTAATACAAATTGGATGTCATCTATTGGTTCAGCGGTTGCAGGGCGTGCATCTAATGCTATTGCAACTCAGTTAGGCGGGGAACTTGGAAAAAATCCACAAGGCACAATCCCAGAGTTTACTGACTTTGACAAGGCCATGAATGACAGCTATACAACCCAAGCCGCCTCAACACTTGGATTGCAAGCGCATAAGCTGATCACCGATTCAAATGTCGAGATGTCAAAAGCACCACGCATCACGCCGGAATTGATTGCTAAAACTAATAAGTCAGTGAGTCTGGGATTGCAAAATATATTTGCTAATGCCCCTATTCAAGTAAAGCCACAACTTGAATTGCAGTACAAACAGCAGCAAATGAATCAAGCATCAGAGTTAGCTGATAGAATGGTTCGTCAGAATAAAGAAGACCGCATCAATAATTTAGATTTATCCGCAAAGACCAATAGTGAAGCGCTTTATTCATTACAGTTATCAAGTAATGACCTCGATAAAAATGGCGATTCAAAATCAGCGCTTGCGACAGAGGCGGCACTAAAAAAAACATTGGATGCAGCGGTTGCCATTGGTGATAAGACACCACTCGAAAGAAAGGTGGCGCTTGACTCAGCAAGACAATCAAGATTATCAGCGAAATACATTCGAGTCGGATTAGAGGCGCAAGATAATCGTACAGAGCCAGAGTTTAGAAAGAATCTTGCCGAGAAGCCGCCGGCAGATGTAAGCGCTGAAGATCATGCGGCAGTTTACCAAAATGTTATCGCATATCTCAACAATCAAGACTCGCTTAAATCAAGTGATGAAAATCTAAAATCACAGTTAATGTATAATCGTATTATCTCAGCGCCAAATGATATTAGCGGAACTGAATGGGCATCCTTTGAGCAATCTGTCTCGCCAGAAAAAGCTGCTGAGATGAAGTTCCATTTAATTCAAGCGCAGAATAAGAAGCAGACCACTGAAGCGGGCGTTAACGAGTTAATGAAAAACTACTCTGACCCACGCATTCAAGCAAATGCCTCACCTGAAGTAAAAAATGCTGCTTTCAATAAAGCGGTAGATTATACGATTAACCAAAATCCTAATATGTCACGCGATGAAGCAGAGGTGCAAGTTGCAATGACTGCGGGTGAGCCTGCTCCTGTGTTTACTAAAACAATGCAGAATAAACTATGGAGTGGCGACCCCGCTCAAATGATTTCCGCTGCAAGACAGGTTGATGCTCTCCAATTGTCAGGCAATGGCCATGCCCTACAAAATCTCAACGACACCGATAAAGCGATAGCATCTGATATAGCGCATAACTACAATTCTGCTGACCCCGCATGGGCTGCACGTGTTGTGACAGAAAATAGACAAAATCAAGACCCGACTGTTAGAAAGCAAACTGAAATATCCTGGTCAAGTTACGTTTACGATAACACGATAAAGAAAGGTATTTCAGAGGATGATTTTATTCTTGGTCAATTCGGCCTAAATAGTTCGTGGGATATTCTTGGTTTGAAAGTCGGGAATCAATTTGATAGTCCGTGGGCAAAGGGAAATTACGCCGCAGACATCATGGATGTATATAGAACTAACTTTATTAATACACGTGGCGATCAAGCAAGAAGTCAGGCATTAACACAGCAATATGTTAGTCAAAACTATGGTAGGACGAATATTAATGGTCAGGAAGAATTCACAAAACATCCAATAGAAAAAGCTATCGGCTTATCTCAAGGTCAAGGAATTGATGCAATTAATCGGGATATCATTAGGCAGACAGCTGTTCCTATGTCCAAACTTCGCGAAGCTTATAATAACAAAATATCTGATACATTTTGGAGTATTGAGAAAAATGACAAAACAGGCCGTTTGGATTTTGTTAAGTATACTCGTAATGGTAACACTACAGATACTGTTAAATTTCCTTTACGACTGGTGGGTAATAACTTCAATTGGGAATTAAACGTTGATACTGCTACCGGACCAATGAGTGTATTTTTAGCCGCACCCGCTATTGGTGTACATCAATATACGCCTGATAGTAATTGGATAAGAAAACAAGCTACCATTGATGCGCAGATGAAGAAAGTGCATCCAAGTTATATAGGGCGGGGATAGGTCATGGAAGATACGACAACAAATGATCAAGATGTTAATCTAGCGAATGTTAATATCGACCCCAAGAAAGACGCTGCTCCAGCGGATAATGTAAATACACCACCATCTATATCAATGGATGTACCATTTTCACCATTTGATCACACCACCACAGAGGCACCAGCAATAGAGTCATTATCTGCTTTTGGATATAACCCTGTTAGTCCACCAAAAGAAGATATTGGCTTTATGGAAGGTGCCACCGCTAATTGGGAAGATAAAAACGATACATGGAAAGCGGCGCATGGTAGCTGGGATAGAGCGCAAGATTATATCGATACCTATAAAGACGCCAATTTTAATCCATTACAATTTCAAGACAAATTCATCAATGTAAGAAAAGAATACCTTAGTTATCTGATGTCGTCAGAAAATGAAAAACAAATGGATTTCAGGTTAAAACGTATTTATCACGAGCAAAATATAGACGACACAGTAAAGAGTAGCTCGGGTATGCAATGGTTGATTGGTGGGGGTGCTGGTCTTGCGACTGACCTTATCAATTACATTCCCTTCATCGGTGAAGTAAAATACGCAAGCATGGGAAAGACAGCGTTAAGAAGTCTTGCTAGATCGGCGCCAGGTGCAATGGCTTACGGTGTTAGCGCTTCACTTGGAGATAATATTGATAAAATTAATGGCAACCTCCAGGATTTTTTAAAGGACGCTGTCATTGGGTCAACATTTGCCACGGCATTGTTTGGGCTTTCACCTGTCGCATCGTTAGCAGCTGATAAACTTCAATTGTGGGATTTACGATCATATGTAGGTGATGCGGTTCGCGGGATAGGTTACAAATTAAAAGTTGGTGAAAAGGGTGAGGTGCAAGGATTGCACGCCTATGACATGACCACGGACGGTTCTTTATCTGCTGATAAAGTAAAACTTGCTCAAGAAAAAGCTGATTCTGCTTTCCATAAGAATGGATTTTTCAAGGTTCCTTATATTGGAACAGCGGCAGAAAAGCTCATGAGTAATAAGTTCTTTGGTTCGCCAACACTTTCCATGCTTCTCTCTCCCTATCAAACCGTGCGATCAGTAATTGATTTAGCTTACGATCACGGCATCACTACAAAGGGATTAGCTGAAGGTAAGGCTAAACCAATTACTTTCTTTACGCAGATGCAAAAAACTGTCGCGCATATTCGGCAAGAACAAAATTTGTTTAATGCGCTACACATGGAGCGCAATGGTGTAAAATCAGATAACTATGTTGCGCAAAGTTTAACGAAAGCTGGCATGTATCTAAAACAAAAGTCATTAGAGAAAATACAATCTGAAATTGGCGATAGACCTTATATATCACAAGAACAATTCTCTGATGAAGTTCAACATGTCATGTATTCTGGTGAGCCACACGAGAATGCTGCCGTTAATAACGCAGCATCAATGTTCAAAACTTCAATGGATATATATTACAAAGATTTTAGAACTGCTTTTAATCTACCTGAAGACTGGTTGCCGCCAATTACCGCAAAACAATATCTAATGCGCGTATATGATACAAACTTCATGAATAATAATCAGAGTTTATGGACTAATGTCATATCGAATGAATTGCGCAATCAAGATAATAAGATTATTGAATACTCACAACCAATTAATTCTTTATCAAAACAGATTAAAGATTTTGAATCAGCCCATACTGATGCGGTTCGGGAGCTGGGTGCAAGTGAAGAGTTAGATGAATCATTTAACCCACAAGCAACCATTCCGCACCTCACAAATGATGTTGGTTTAGGATTAAAGACATATCATATACCAGAACAGCAAAGACTTGGCTCAGATCAAGTTAAGGTTGGCGTATCTATTCCAGCTATGCAATTGCGTTCAATGAAGACTAAATTAAAAGCAATGAAGGAATCATTGCAAAATGAAATACGTTCTAATCCTGATATGCACTTGTTAGCAGATGACTGGCACGCACTATCAGCAGATGAAGCGAATGAGTTAAAAGTTTTATTAAAACCTATCAATGATCTTAAAAAATCCGTTAGCGAGCAACAAGAATTAATCGCTGATTTGAAGGCGCAAAAAAATAAGCAGCTTGCTACTGCAAAGAATAAATCCACAGTTGTGAAAGCTACTCCTAAAGCTAAGGAATTTGTAGCAAGTGAAGAACAGCTTGTTAAAGAGCAAAAGAAGCTCGATGAATTAAAATATAAGTTATCTGAATCTCAAGTTAACTTGGATATGCGCGCTCATAAAGGCGAAATTAATCAGCGCCTATATAAAACAAATGGCACAGTAATTAATTTTAAAGACCCTAATGATAGGTTGAAATTTAGAGATACATATCATCAACAGAAAGGTTACACGGTTGAAGAAGAAGAAGCGCATAGTTTGCGTGAAGAACATGCTACAGCCTATTATCACACCATCATGAATCAGACCGCTGAAGATACAATCAATCAGATCATAGGTAAATACACGGGAAATAATATGGAGAATCACATCAAGGCTAGAACGCTTATGATTCCCGATGAAATACTTTATAAGTATAATTTCATGACCAAAGATTTATTGTCTAAGGTTGCTAACTATAAAATGTGGTTAGCTCGTAGAACACATCTAAAGAATACTTATAAAGATGTTTCAATTGATGGCGGGTTTGAACCGTTGATTCAAGAGATGAGTGACGATTTTAATGCTAAGCACAAATTGTTAAATGATGATAAGGCTAAATTTGAAGCCAAACTTAAAAAAGAAAATCTCTCTCTTGATGAAAAGAAGAAAGCTCAAAAAGGGTTAGATCAGGCTGAAGTTAAGATCAAAAAGAATCGAAAAGATTTTAATCGCGGCAAAGGCCAAGTTCAATTCGTTTATGAAAAGTTAATGGGTATCAGCAAATTAAGCGCTAATGCTAGGGCATTTGTTGCTGGCGCTAAAGCATTCAATGTGTTTGCTAACCTTGGATTTTTACCCGCCACAATGATCACCGATTTATCGGCAAATGGTTTGAAGCAGGGATTAATTCCATTCATTCAAAATGGTATATATCCTACCATTCAAAGCTTGGGTGGCTTGCTAAAAACTCATGATAGTGAATCATTGCGCAATACTGCGGGAGCATTAAACCTCGCCTTGCATCATATTGGTAATGCAACATCATCAAGACAATTAGACTTGTCTACAAATCCATATCTTAATCTAGGTAAGTTGCCAACCTTCTTTGATAAGACCGCACACCTTGCGTCGAACATTAACTTAACCACGACAATTGATAACTATCTTCAGCGAGTAACATCTGCTGTCGCCCAGTCTAATGTCATTCGTCATATGGTAGCCTTCTCTGAAGGCAAGCTAACCAAAGGCGATAGAATGTGGTTGAATCGTTATGGTCTTGACCCTGAAAGAGATGCTGAGGCAATTTTAAAAGCTTTTAAGCTGGACGGTGGTGGGACAAATAAGCTCGGCGGATATCAAAGCAATTTCTGGCATTGGCAGGATTTAGAGTCAGCCAACAAAGTGGCTGATGCCGTTTTCCGCTCAACACATGACACAATTATCTCAGCTAACTCATTCGACTCACCCATTTGGCTAGATGAAAATAGTGTGCTTAATATTATGGCACCTATTATTCGGGGTTTTAAAGGTTGGGCATTTGCATCTCTTAATCGCTATCTAATCCCCGCGCTACAACAACCTGATGCTCATACGCTCATGGGATTTGCTTTGATGTCGGCATCTGCTGCTCTGGTAAGCCCTAGCAGAAGGATGGCAAGAGGCGAGTCACCTTATCGCGCTGACCAAACGCCAGCTCAGATAGCGGCTGAGATATTACTTGACTCACCCGAGTTCGCATGGGTGTCTGAATCTTTGCAAGATGCCAATTTGTTAACTCACGGTACTCTTTTGGGCAGCTTAAAGAATGACAAATACTACGACAGGACGTTAATGGGAATCCTTGGCCCAACAGGTTCAAATGCGAATAAATTGACTAATTTTGTCACAGCTATGGCAACAGGAAATATGAACCAACAAGATGTTCAAGGAATGGCTAGTATGATTCCAATTCTCAATTCATTATATGGTTATCAGGCGTCAAAGGATGTAATTGATCACTTTGTAACGCAGCAACGCAGATAAGGGAGAAACTTCATGAGTCAGGTAGTAATTGGGGATATTCTCCCTTATACACAAGCCACTTCAACAGCTAGTCAAACAGTTTATGGAACAAATTGGACAGCTAACTATTCGTCTGATGTCGTCGTTTATCATACGCCAGCCGGTTCGCCGCCCGATGATGCAACACAAATACTTTCCTATCCATCGGATTATTCGGTGGCATTTATTGGCGGCCTTCAGGAAGTTCAAGTAACGTTAGTGACTGCCGCTAATTTAGGCGATATCGTCACCATAACAAGGCAAACACCTGCCGATAGGTTGAATCTTTATACTAATACCAACTTTATACCTGCGATGTTAAATAATGATTTTGGCATCTTAACATTAGTAGATCAGCAAGCTCAGCTCGTAAATCAACTTATCGGTCCACGATATAATTACTCTGCGATAATTCAGGATGTTATTGATACGATTTTACCTATTCTCCCCGCGAATAGTGGCTGGGTTAAGAATGCTGGCAATACCGCTATCGTTCCTTATCTATTCCCCGCGAGTGGAATTGCGCCAGCAGATGCAAATTATATACTTCAAACTCCTAATAGCGGCCTTCCTAATGCGCAGTCACTTTCACTTTTAGGCGATGGATTGGTTTACAACACTACAATCACCGGCGTTCTAAGCATCATACCGCAGAATTCAGCTAGTCCTGGTGACACGTTAACATTTGTAAGTACAACACAACCCCCTGTTTGGCAAGCGGGTGGTGGCGGTGGTGGAATAACAAACTGGCTAACAGTTAGCGCAGCATCAATCTTGGTAGATGGTGGCCAAGGCATTGTTGCAAATAGAAGCTCAACACCTGTTCAAGTTGAACTACCAGCTACCTTTGACGTAGGTGATGAAATTGCAGTCTTAGGTGAGGGAACAGGTGGATGGTCTTTAGTTGCTAACACAGGGCAGACAATTAAATTTGGTTCAGTTTCTACAAGCACAGCAGGATCTATTAGTTCAGATATAACTAATGCAAATATCTTCATCAGAGGATTAGTTGCCAATACAACTTGGACAGTTACAGTCGTTAATAGCAACCCTACTTACCTTTAACTTATTAGGAGATTAATATCATGGCAACAAATAATATGATTAACACCCCTGAACCGTTTGCATTGTCTTCAGGCGGTACAGGCGCAAATATTACAGCAGTGCAAGGCGCATTAGTCTTTTGTAATGCTACCACCTTTGCTTTAACCGGTGTCGGCGCTGCCGGTCAGTTCATACAATCGCAGGGAACAGGAACGCCAATCTGGACGACAATACCAGGCGTTCTAGCGACATGGACAGCCGTAACAGCCGCAACGTTAGCCGCAGCAATTAATAATGGCTATGTATTGAATCACGCAGCAACGCCTTGCGTCGTGACATTACCAGCAACAGCCGCAATCGGAAGTAAAGTATCTTTAAGAGGTTTAGCTGGCAGTGGTGGTTGGACAGCAACAGCAAATACAGGTCAAACAATTCAGTTCGGTAATCAAGCATCTAGCAGTGGCGGGTCATGGTCTTCAACCAATGCTGGCGATAGCTGTGATCTTGAGTGCATTGTTGCTAACACAACCTGGACATTAACAAATGCTGTATCGTCAGGATTAACCGTTGTCTAGGGAGTTAGTTAATGACTACTAATAATATGATTAATACCCCTGAACCGTTTGCGCTTGCATCCGGTGGCACGGGTGCTACAACTGCGTCAGGTGCATTTACAAATATAAGCGCTGGCATGTTGACGCTTAGCTACGTCGGAAGCTCTGTAAACCTACTTAATTTATTTAATAATAGTACAGGTAATTTCCCTGGCTTTAATGCTACGGGAACGGATGCCGCGGTTGGTATTCAGTTAGGTACTAAAAACTCAAGCCTGAATTTAGTTGATACTACAAATACAATTGCACCGCCCTTTAAATGGTACAACGCAGCGCAGACACATTTTACGTCGTTAGCTATTGCAACAGCACAATCTACGAATTTAGCATTGATTTTACCTGCTACGGATGCAGCAACATCACATACTCCACTATCAAGTGATGCCTCTGGTAATTTGTCATTTAGCACAACGCCATTTTTAGGCGCTGCGACTGCCACAACCTTAGCATTCACCAATAATGCTACTGGCGGTTTAATAGGCACAGCAACGAATGATAGCGCTCCAGCAGGAAAGGTGGGTGAGTTAATATCTAGTGTTATTTTAGCTTCATCTGCTGTAAGTGTTTCCGCTAATACTCAAACAAACGTGACTTCAATATCACTAACGGCGGGCGACTGGGATGTCTGGGGAAATTTAACAATGGTATCCCCAGCAACAACAACATCCGGATTTTATTCTTGGATAAGTTCGACCTCTGCAACAGCTCCAGATTCTTCTTTGTATACCCTGACAACTGGTGCGCTTACTTCTACCGTTGGACAATGCGCTCCTCAAAAAACTTTTCAGTTGGCCTCTACAACGACGATATACATAAGTACATATATAGCCGCAGCAAGTGGAACGGGTACGGTATGTGGTGGTATATATGCTAGACGTAGAAGATAAATTTTAATAGTAGTATAATAAATAATCATAAGGGAGATATTTCATGTCGAAGTTAAATGCTGCTGAAAGAAGTGCTCTGCCTAAGAAAGAATTTGGAATGCCGTCTGAGCGCAAATATCCAATGCCTGATAATGATCATGCAGCAAATGCAAAGGCACGCGCATCCCAGCAATATAACAAAGGTCATATCTCTCTTGAGATGCTTCATAATATAGACTCAAAAGCTGATAATATACTTAAAGGAAAATAACCATGTCCGTAGAATCAATTGCAAATTTAAACGCTGAAATTTCACAATTAAAAAAACAATTAGATGATGCTGTTAATCAAGCGAATGGTTTTGTCTCTCAACTAGATGCTCATAAATCTATGCTAAGTGAAGTTATTGGAAATTACTTAAACGCTAAGGCCGCGATGATTATGTCCAATAAACATCTTCATGAATCAAATTTTAAACTTGCTGAAGCAGAACGGAAAGTGACAGAGCTTTCAACCCCCAAAGCGGATAACGTTGAGGAAATAAAAAATGCCTCTAATAAAGTCGTCAAGTGAAAGCGCGCGTTCAGAAAATATCCGAGAAATGATAAATTCTGGACACCCAGTTAATCAAGCTGTGGCAGCTAGTTACGCTAATCAGCGCGAAGCTCAACGCCATAGTCACAAAGAACGTGAAGCACCACGCCATGCGCATGAATCATATAAGTACGGAAAATAACATTAAGAGGAAATAATCATGGCAGCAGCAAAACCTACAAAGCCAACGGGTAAAGGCGCAAACACAGACTCTAAAACATCCACAGCTACAAAGACCGCCACATCAACAAAAACATCTACCGAAGCTTACACGCAAGGGAATGTTACCGTTACAGGTGGCGCAGGTGATGGAGATACGACTGTTTCAATTGGAAAGATGCCTGACCACGAAAAAGAACGCAAATATCACGAGAAGCAGAAATATGGACGCTAATAATCTTCCAGCTCAAAGAGAGCAATTTGAGATTGATAAATATGGTCGTCGCCTTCATGAAGAGGCGGCGGCATATCCTCACGTCTACTATAAGCATTCAATCGAACCTGCTTATGGACAGTTTAGCGTGCCAATCAATGAACCGAATCAATGACTAAATGTATATTAGAATACCTAACATATCCCCTTATCCCCATCAAGCGCGTATGTTTAAGGCTATGGTGGATGACAAAAACGTGTGCGCGGTTATTCATCGCCGAGCCGGTAAAGACATCTTTTCACTACAGGCGTGGTTATTGCGGGGTCTCAGAAGAGTCGGGACACACGTATATCTGTTCCCTTTGCATAAGCAAGCCCGCTCGGTTATTTGGCAAGGTCTGGACTTTGACGGAAAACCGTTCATGGATGCAATACCTGACTGCCTTGTGGCGAAAAAGAACGAAGCGCGAATGGAGATTGACCTATTTAATGGTAGCAAACTTGTGCTTGCTGGCTCAAATAATTATGACGGACTCATGGGTTCTAATCCTGTTACTATCATTTATTCTGAATTTAGCCTACATAATCCTTTAGCTCGTCAGTATCTAAATCCAATTATAGTCCAGAACCAAGGAAAAGAGATTCTCCAATACACACCTCGAGGAATGAATCATGGGTACGAAGTATACCAACAAGTTAAAGACCTCCCAGATTATCACGTTGAGCATCTCTCTGTTGAGCAAACATTCAAACATGACGGCATCACACCAATCATCTCTAGGGCAGATATCCAAAGAGCAAAAGACCTTGGAATGTCTGATGAACTCATACGACAAGAATTCTATGTCGATTTCGAAGTGGGAAACCTTGGCGCCTACTATACGAGAGAAATTGGAGACATGGAGCGTGAGGGACGTATTACTATTATTAAGCCAGACCCTCGATTAAAAGTACATACAATATGGGATTTAGGCGGCACAGATGCAACAGCAGGATTAATGTTTCAAGTCACAGGGCAATACATCCATGTCCTATATCTTCTACACGACACTGGAAAAGGATTTAAACATTACCTCGATGAAGCTGAACTCGTACGACAGCGCATGGGTTTAACATGGGGTAATCACTACGGACCTCATGATATAGATCAAAAGCATCAAGGATTTGAACACTGCGAATCTCGTCTCATGCAAGCTCGCAAATATGGCTGGCACTTTCATATGGTCCCCAAGGTTTCTTTTGAAGACGGAATTGAATCATGCCGCTATATGTTTCCACGCCTAAGAATAGATAAGGTTAATTGCTCATTAGCCATAAGAGCATTAAGAGAATACCAACGAGACTACGATGAAGTGAAAGCTCGCTTTGAACCGAAGCCATTAGACAACTGGGCGCAACACATAGCTGATGCCTTCCGTTACCTCGGCGTCCAATATAAACGCCTCTACGACATTCCACAAGCTCCTCAGACCTACCAAACGAGTATGTAGCAATGAACGCATGAACGGGGGGCGTTAAGTCGGTGACAATTCAGT